TGGCGGTTGCTTGTCATTATCGCTTTTGCGGGAGCACCTGCTTACGCTGATATCACACATAAACTGCAGAGTTCAGTGCAGCTGACTGTTGACGCTGCCGCAACAAACGCAACGAGGTTGGGTTCCTCGTTTGCCATTAGCGGCAATGGCGTAGATACAACAGACGGCACCACTGCTAATACAATTTCTGCTGGCACGATCACCTCAGGTGTATATGCACCTGGCACTATTTCCGCGACACAGGACACACCTGGAAGTGCTTTTTCATTCAGTCAGTCCTACACCGCAGGTGATGCTGTCCCACAGGCAGCACCGACTGTTGGTGCTGTGCCTAACTTCTCAAGTGTGATTAGTACCACGGCAGGAACAGCTGGCGACCTGGCAGGCACAATTACATCTGCTGGGGCAGTGACGGTGACAGCGGGTGGGGCAGGCACGACGGCCACGGGACAACACGTCAGCGAAATTACCGTCCGATAAATGGACCGTTTACATGAAGGCATAGCCCTGGGATTCATCCTGGGAATCCTTCATGGGTTGATGCAACCTGGATACTCAGTTCCGGTAGTCCCACAATTTACTCAGGGCTCTCTAACTCAAAAAACAGAAACGACTTCTGTCGTGACTGAGGTTATAAATTCAATGGATTACAACACAGGCTACCAATATTCCGTAACTGGCACTAATATACGAAATACAGGCAACAGTATTGCTCCCTCCACCACTTCAGGCAATAGCAATACCATCAATGGCGTGACCAGCACATGGACAACACTCGATGCTGCCAACAAGCCAAGCTGGGCGATCGTCGACAACACGAAAGGATTTCAATTCACGGAGACACTGCAGGCTCCGGGGCTTTCAAATCACACGATTATAAACAGGACCACCGAAATAAGAAGCGTTACGGAAAGTACATCCATCTTCTCACAGTAGGTGTACTTTCTTTATCTGCTAATCCTTCGTTGGCTGGTGATGTCGGTGGCGTTAGTGCTACTGCTAACCCTATTGCAAATAGTAGTGGGAGTGTGACAAATCAGGCGATCCAGGTATTACAGGGGCCTTATATCACCAATACCTACGGGAACGGTATTCAATGCCAGGGTCCCACGTTAAATGTAACCCCGTTTATGACAAGAACTGGCTCATATCAACAGCCGTTTGAAGATTATTACAACGATCCCGTTTATGACACGAGCGACCTAAATAACGATGGAGTTCTTGATAATCCTGGAAAAATTTTGTACCACAAACCTATAAGAACTGGTCAAAAGAATAACTTTAGTTGGAACGGAGGTTTGTCAGCTACCTTATCAATACCCCTTGACCAAGGACTACAAAGAAGATGTAAGCAAGCAGCTGATGCTCAAATAGCAATTCAGGAACAGCTGTTGGCAAATCGGAGATTGGACTTTGAGATTGCCAGGCTAAAAAATTGTGGAGAACTCGCAAAAGCTGGTATTACTTTCCGACCAGGTTCTGATTTCGCACGGATTTGTGCGGACATTGTGGTCAAAATGCCCAATGAAAGTGTTGCTCCACATGTGCATCCTATTTCTTTAGGGACCTTCTCAGCTGGAGAAGAGCCCGGTTCCGATCACGCTGGGCAAGGACACGCTCACGTACCGATTCAACCTTTGTCTTCTTCCCAAATACGCCAAACAGTTTCTTCTGGGCCTTCTTCACAGCAGGTTTCACCAGCTTTAGAAGCAAGTCGGCAAGCGGCTTTGCTAGGAGGGCCGCTGAGGTCGCAACAACAGCAATAGAAGCTGTAGTGGTCACTTGCTGAGGACTTGGCAGAAAGTCTGTCAGTGTTGCCTTGGCTTCGACTGGTTGTGTGGTGATGGTCTCGGATTCAGCCTCGACTGGTTTTTTGGGTGACTCCTCGTTTTGCTCGGCGCTAGGTTCCGTCGTTTTGGGAAGATCTGTGGGTATTTCTGGCGTCGACGGTAGTTCTGGGGCTTCTGGCTTGTATGCCGGAGCTGGAGTTTCAGATGTATAAATTAAATCTTCGGGAGTGTAATCAAGTGGTGTGAAGCTAGGTGCGTTCGCATCACAATATGTTTTGACGCCTTTCGGATCGTCCTCTGCAATTGTTTTTGATTTATTTGATAGCGGATGACTTTTGACGCAACCGGGTAGAAGCACGATAGGCGTGCCGATGTTGACAGTAACTGGTACCTCAATCGCGTTTACAACAGGAGGTTGTATCAGCCAGCTGTGGATTTTTACAGGCTGAATACCTCTTATACCTATGTTAGGTATATCAGGCATCACCCCATCGGGATAGCGGGTCCAGTCTGCTTCGGTAATGCATCAAGCTGTCCTTGATGTTGGCGTTGCATTTCAGGCTTAACTTTGTCGGTAAACATTGAATCCATATTTCCGGTCAAAGCCTCAGTCTGCTTACCAAGCTGGTTAGTAAGCTGCCCACTGATGCTTTTAATCAGAGCTTCTTTCTGCTGCTCGATGATCTTATCCTTGTTCAGGTATAGATAGCCGATCAGCAAGTTTGGCGCCAAAGCAAGAATAGTTGTGATCGTGACAAAAATTTTTAGGATCATTGCTCAGCACGTTCAGGCGTGTTGCCTTCGTGTACCCACGCAACATACTCCTGATAGTCAGTGTTATGAGGGTCCAATGGGATTTGACACGTCACCCCGTCCCTTGTGCGAAGCAAACCAGAAATCTGATTCGTACAATTGTCAACAGGAGTCAGTCGATAAATTGTCATCATTCGGACTCGGCGGGGGCAGGAGTGTTGCCCTCAGCGATCCACTCTTGCAATGGTGGATGATCCGCTGTGCAGGTCAACCTAATGACACCATCGTCATCAACACGCGCATAGATTTGCGGGCGATTGTCAGTGAGTTTAGGAAGTTCTTTGTAGTTCATACTAACTCTGCAGCAAAGGCTAAATAAGTACCATTGGAATTTGATTCCAGGGCATTCCCCTGTCCAGCGGTCAAACCCGATCCAGTATCAGCTTGAACTTCACCAGTGTTCGTAGTGGCAGAGAGGAAGACTGGAACACCACTGCAAGCGGTTTGTGTAGTTCCGTGGAGAATACGATAGTTTGCTGCTGTCCCTGTTTGTTCGAGTGCAGTTGGTGCAGCTCTCATGGTGACAGGAAAGTGCAGAATATTTCTCGTATATCTCGTACTCTGATTATATCCATTGCAAAACGTATCCCCAGTATCAGCAATTGCCTTGTAATAATACCGCTGACACTTAGCAAGCTCATCGCCAGCACTTCTATGTTCAAATGTTGTGGCGACATCGCCGACTTCTATCTGAATGCCAGTGATCTGCCAAGTCGCGCTAGCTGTTGTAATCACACCGTCTTGGGCATGACCAAACGCCCAGCGACCAGTTACATAAGCACCCCAAGCGGTTGAATCAATTGTGTCCCAGTTAGACCCTGAGGCCAAATTCCAAGCAACATTTAAACCAGTTCCATTGTCGTCATTAATAGTTCCCGAGGTATCGCCTGTAAAAGTTATTGTTTTGCGCTCCCAGGTGTTAGTCGCATTGATTGTGTAAGTTGACGTTCTATTCCGAACGGCGTCAGCCTGATAAAGGGTAACGCCAAACGTTCCAGATACAGACGACTTAACGTAGAAAGACAATGTGATTGTCTTCGCACCAGCCGCCCCGTAATCCAGCTGTTGAAGATTTTGTGCCTCTAAAAGCGTTTGAACATAAACAAGATCGTCAGCGTCAATACTTGCCTCTGCGGTCCCTGTGGTCATTTTCCAGCTTTTCGCAAAGCCGTCAGGAGCGTCAGTATCTTGAGTAACTGTGCAATCAAAAGACTCAGTGTTTGCCGTTACAAATGACATTCTGTCAAGCGTGTATCCAGCTGTTGTTCCATCGTGCGCAAATGAATGGCTAGTGCCGCGCTGCGATATTTGCATCGCACCGTTAATAATCAGGTTGCGATTACTCAGCTGACCACCGTTAATATCCGTAATCTTGGCATTAACACCGCCGCCACTCGGTGATTCGATATTTGTTACCTTGAGCGTCGACATCAGTTACCTCTCGTTAGTTTTATTATAAGTTGTTTTATTTATTCAGCTAGGCTTTACAGGCCAGGTGGGGTTTGCTGGATCGCTGGTGTTAGCGGGTAGATCCCGCAGTGCCTGCCTGTATTCTGCCATCTCTGTAGAAAGCGTCACGTCAGACAACGCCAGATAGTCAGTCTCAGCAAGACGACGATTTCGCTCTTCGCGCAAGATTTGGAGATCGATGCCAGGTTGAACATCACGTAGATAGGCTTCGCGTTCTGCAATTTCCTGGGTGGTCAAAGGAACAACCTTTTTTTGACCAGTCTGCAGATCAATTTCAATGCGTTCCATGATCAACCCTCATACATGATATTGATGGTACCAGCATCAAAAGTGTTAGTACCAGCAGTGGTTGTGATTCGGATGCGGTCAAGAGTGCCAGATAGGGCAACATTGCCAGCGCCGTATGACATTTGCGTACCGCTATTCTTCAATGTATGAGATGAAACCCACTGATTTGACCCCAGCGTTACTAATTCAAAAATTCCTGATCTTATGTCTGCTGCGGTTTGAGTAACTACAATAAATCCAGTGGTCGTGGAGCTTGTCCCCAAAGCAGTTGTATCCGTGCCTACTACTGTTGATACATACCCAGACGAAACAATAGAACCGTCACCGACTTGAACCAATATTCCGCTTGTACCGTTTGTGCTTACCCCGTTAAACATTACCGTGATTCGTTTTACTGTCGAAGGGATCCCAGTAAAATCAATCGCGGTGCCACTGGTAGATGCGACTAACGTGCCACTGGTTAATACTTGGGCGGGACCATCAGCAAACTCAAGCGTTCCAGGAGTACTGCCGTTTCGCAGGACTTGGTTAGCGCTGCCGTTGCTGGTTGGCAGCGTGAGCGTGTTACTACCAGCTGCAGCTGGTGCATCGATCTCAGTAAAGCCTGAGCTGCTTCCGTTGAGTCTAAGTGTCATGGTTTTACAGGCCAGCTGGGATTAGCAGGATCCGAAGTGTTGGCTGGCAAGTCGCGCAGCTCCTGTCTATACGTTTTTAGCGCAGTCGGGATATTGGTGCCAAGCTCTTTATGCTTGACGATCTCCCAGTCGGTTGCAGCAAGCAACTGATCACGCTTGGTTCTTAGATCGTTCCATGCCTTTTCAGTGGCAAGCTCAGCAGTTTTTGTAGCGATGGCAGATGCGTCAAGATCGATAGCAGTTCCGTTTGAATCAAATGCACCGATGCCTTCGTCAATCCTGACGGCTTGTGGATACAGACCATAAATAGCTTGGTGGTTTTCGTACATCAGGCTGCAACCTCCGTGATTCGCAAAGTAGTGTGCAAAGTGGTGGTCCCAAAATAGCTTGCATCACTTCTTCTGTTCAAATACATCGTGCCAGCATTCGGTCCAACTCTAATTTTGAAAGTTGTTGAACTGGTTGTGCCTGCGTCCATAACATGAGCCAAGCCTAATTGCGTTGAATAGGTATTAGTTGCGTTGATATTTGCTGCTGCCGCTAGAGCGTTAGCCGTCGAGTCTTGGAACAATGCAACAGTGCCCACTCTTACAGTGTCGGCATCCCACATCGGCAGAAAAAACTCAAGAACAAGTTTGTTAGACGTACTCTTTGGAGTTATGGCAAGAGTGATAATCTCGGTTCCCTCAGTGTTCTGAGGAACCGTGTCGTCAAAAGGAAATGCAGTAGTGACAGAGGTCCTAGTTGTATATTCTGCGCTTACGACTTGAAGAACTGCCCCAGCACCACGCTTTGCAGCTGTTACCGCTCCAGCCGCAAGCATGTCGGTATCGACAATGCCGTCAGGCAAGCCGCCAACTGAGACGCCTGTGATAACTCCTGTGCCACCATTAAGTGAAATCGCCATAACTTACCTCAAACCACCACCCATGAAGATGAGGACGGGATGGTAACCGTAATTCCTGTATCAATTGTAATTGGTCCCGCACTCATTGCATTCCGGTTCGTAGGAATAGTAAAGTCGGTATCAACATTTTGCTCATTTAAGAAGAAAACGTGATTACCTGCGCCACCGGTAGCACCAGTGAAGTTCGAAGCTAATTTCGCCTCGGTGACCGTACCGTCAGCAGGGGTATTGATGTCAACCGCATCGCCCTGCATAATGGCGAAGAAACTTAAGCCATTGGTCGGCGCAGTGGTAAAAGTGATCTGGTCACCCGAGACCGTGTAGTCAGTGCTGGGGTTTTGAAGCACACCACCAACAGATACAAATAGTTGATTTGTGCTTGCAGGATAAACCGCAACACCACTGACCCTCAAATTAAAATCAACTAAAGTTCCATTAAAGGAGCTTGAAATATCATCGATTTCTCGATTCTGTCCTCTGGCTACGCCTCGACCAATGTACACGGTTTTACGTCTCTAGATATTTTAATTGTAATCGAAAGACTCTTTCAGTCAGGCCTGTTCTGGCCAAGGGGTAATGAAAGGATCAGTATTCGCGACAAAGACACCCTCTGCATTTGGGACCTTTGCAGGATTGGTTAACAATGCTGCAAGTTCAGCAGTTGTCGTACACGCAGTAATCTCACCCTCGCGTGTTCCGCAGACGGTGCGTACAGCAGAGCGATAAGTGCTTACTGCTGAAGGGATGGCAACATCAGCTTCTGCTTTGCGGGTGACGTACCAATCAGTTGGCGCAAGCATTGAAGCGGCAATTTCCTTCTGCTTCGCTACCCACAAAGACTTCAGGCCTTTGGTGACAAGTTGATTGCCATCAGCATCCAAGACTGGATCATTGTTCTCGTCTACTTCGTTGACATCCTCAAGCGCCTTGGGGTTGCCAACACCCCAATAAAAACGCTGGTCATACGATTCAGGGTCAGCTACCTCAGTAATTCCAGCACGAGCCCTATCAGCTATGGTGCTTAATTGAAGCCAGTTCGCTGGATACTGGCGACCTTCTGCATCTTTAAATTGCCTGCCAACACCAAGAGGTTGACCGTTAAGTAAATAAGCCATAGTTAAATTTTAGCGTGCGTTAGCGTACTTGAAAG